ACTGATATATGTTGCTTCTCCTTTTTCATATTTGGATTTACTCCATTTATTACCATTATTAGGGTCAACCCAATAATCACCATGTGATTCTAAAATTGTATCATCACTATTTATGTTATAACCTTCAAAAATTTTTAATTTCTTCATATTATTTTATATTTTTATATAATTTATTGTATTCTAGTCATAACGAAATCATAAGTAGTTTCGTTAACACAGGTTATATCGAATATTGGATATTTTTGGTCACCCAAATTATCAATAGTTCCAATAAGTTTAGAATAAGCTTTATTTGAACCCGAAACAGAACCATCGGAATCGGTGTAAATATATATCGCTCTGTTTTGTATATCAACAGGATGATTAAAAACAATACGCATGGTTTGCCCGTTTTTCCATTTTGTTGATAAATCATTTACTTTGATTACCAAATTTGCTTGAGCCGTTTTTTCAATAAAATCATTCTCATGATAAATTAATGTTGATAGAGGTTGTAATACAATTATGTTATTACCACTTAGTTCATTGCCCGTTGAAAAATCAAAATTTTTCTTGATAATATTATTATATTGTTGGGTATTGTTGGTTAATGTTATATTTTGGTCAGTTACTACAGCCGTAATACCCTGCATTCCATTTACAGAAAATAATACATTAACATCAACATCTGTTTTGCCTTGAAGTATTTGAGTGATCTGAGCTTGTTGTTTACCAAGTAAGCCCAATATTGTAGATTCATCAACATTATCAACCAATAATTCATTTTGTTTTTTTAGTATTGCTGAAATGGTTGTTAATAAATTGGAATCAGCTAGCAACCTTTGATATTCTTCATTTTGAGCAATTAATGTTTTTGTGTATGATAACAGTTCCTCATAATTTCTTGATAATAGTTGAATGTTATTTATGGCATCCAAGAACATTGACATTGACAAAGTATTGTAATCGTTTACTGATACCTCTATCTTTTTATCAACAGTATTGGTCGAAACATCAAATTTAAAATTAAGTTTAAGACCATAACCATTACCTGTGTTTCCTAAGAAATTAGATTGTTTTATTTTTTCAAGTGATGTTATCTGAGATATTACATCAACTACAGGTACAATATCGTCAAGAAACAATACACCGAATAAATTTGTTGACCTTATAGTTTCATCATTTGCATCATATACGTCATAATAAAGCAATAAGGTATTAAAATCAAAATTTGCCGCACTTGGTGTATTATTAAACTGTGTAAATGTTGAAATTTGATCTATGTTATCATTATTATAATTTACAACCTCTTGATAATTTTCAATATCAAAATCTATTGAAATGCCATCAAGCCTTGAACGTTTGAATATCACAGCCGTGCTTCCACCACCTCTTGATATAGTATCAGTTGTAGCATCGTTAAATACAGGGTCTGTAATATAAGAATTTACAGCAAACGCCTTTGAACCATACCAAGATGTTGGTTTTGATGTACCGTTAACAACATACGTCAGCCCACCCTCATTAATGTCTATATCATAAACAGCATCAACCGACAAACCTGCAGATGTAGGATTATCATCAATAGTTCTACCTTTTATATATTCGGGGCTTGTAGTAACCTGTATTACAGTATCCTCATTATAATTTTCATCGGATATAGACTTGAAAAGCACGGTAGGTGTATTACCATTTTGAGATGGAATATTTATATAGACCTCGTTGAACTGATTTTCATTTTGTTTAGTGTTAGAACCTTGCATTTCTACATGTCCTATATATTCCACAACTCTTTTGTAAGTGTTAGCGGATGTGTTTTCCTCTAAAAATCTACTGTCGGCAAGAGAAGATACTTTCTTTGTGTTATCAGCATTTTGAAATCTTAAAGCACCAATCTCTTTTAACCATTTAAAGAAGATACGCTCAGATACTGTCCTTAAATTAGCCCTGTTATAGATACTTTGACTTGTAAGATTAGCCTCAAAATTCATGACATAGTTCTGAAAGCTTTCAGAAAAATCAAGCTTATTCTGTGCATTTGGTTCTGTTAATTGAGTATTTAAACCATTCACATAATGACCCTCTATGTTTAGAAAGTTCATAGAATTTTGGGTATTACCACCTAAGGTTGGTTGTATTTTGGGTAAGTTTAATAATGCATAATGTGAAAACAAAAACTTGTTAGTATTGCTTTGAGGCATAAATGATGCATTGAGGTCTTCCGATGCTGACGGCATTGTAATAAATACACCCTTTTTAAAAAGTGAGAGAAGTGGAGTAATCATATAAATTATATTTTTAATTATTTAACTCGATGTATAAATACAGAAATGACTGTCATTATAAGCAATGACAGTCATTAAATTAATTACTTTACTGTTGTTGTCTGTGTATATCAGATTCAGAGTATGCTATCAATGTATCTTTACCCATAACAAATACGTAGCAATGGATTCCTTTTACCTCCCATTTTCTGAGTAATTTTAAATTACGCATATTACTTGGGGTTTTTACAATTTTTGGGGTTTCATTCTTTGGTATTGTATATGCATTGGATGAAATGATACCAAAACAACAAACCAAAACAACACCAACGATTATTGCCACCTTAACTGTAGTGCCTATTGTACGCACAATTAACTTTCCATTTTTCATTGTTAATTTTGTTTAATTATTAATTTTTTATATAATTTTTATATTATGATATTGTCTTACGTGTCAAATATCCTTAGATTCTACTCGTATAGTCCTTAATTTTGACATTAATTCTTTATGTTTTCTTCTGTTTTCAATGGCTTCATCTGATTCAACAAATATTGCATTATCGGGTAATAAATTTCTAAAATTTAATGGTATATCACCCTGATGCCAAAGGTTTTTTGTCTGAACAATACGACCATCGTTAAATATGATTTTAAACTGTCTTCCGCCATGACCTTGAAAAAACGTTTCACTACTATCAGGATAAAAAGTATAATGGCTACCATTAACAATGGCTATTTTTTTTGAGTACCCGTTTGTACCATTTCCGTAGCTTTTAACTTTCTCATTCCAAAAATTAATATGAAAACACTTATCACCACACATTACGGGAACTTCATCCCTATAATGAGATTCCTCTATTTCTTTTCCGCAAACTATACATTTTACCATAATATTAAAATATTGATAATTTTTGTTTCTTTTGTATTCTCATAATTTTTATAGGTAATAGTAATTCATCGTGTCCACTAATTGGTTTGCCTATGTACTCATGGCAATAAGAGGTTCTAGAAAGTACTTTTTTCATCATTCTTCTTTTATAAATACTGTTACCATAATCTATATCGCTTCTGTATTTGCCATTCTTACTAGTACCTCTCCAAAGCGGTGATTTATTGCGGTGTTCGCCAAGTGCGGGGTTTATAGTTTTTGTAAATAATCTCCCACCATTATGAACTATTATTCCCGCTGTAAATTCAGAAATTGATTTGCCTATACCCATACCCTGAAAATCAGGAAGTACAACAGTTCTGCTGAGTGCATACCCGTTGGGAAAGTTACCCGTTGGGAAAGTTTTATAAACACATATTCCAACAGGAATGTCATCCCATACAAATACAAGATATCCGAAGCCCTTGTTAGATTCCGAGGTTAGATAATGATGTTTTTTAAAGATTTCCCAAGTATTAGGCTCTGTTCTATAGACTTGCAAGTCAATTTTAGGTCTTCCTTGCCTTCGGCAGTCATGTCTTTTGGACATGCCTCCATTTTGAAGATTAACAGACCAATCAGGTAATAACCATTCTAACACATCATAGTGTACCGATGCAATTATTATCTTTTTGTTTAATTTCCTTACATATTTTTGTATTGCGAATGACATGGACTTTGCAACATATCTATCAACAACCGATGTATATTCGTCAATGAGTATTATCTCACCATCTTTTGATGATGCAATTAGATAGGCTAATTTTGCTCTGTATTGTTCACCATTTGAAAGTAAATGAAAAGGTCTTAGCCATGTGGGAACTGATGAAAGCCCAACAGATGTTAAAGCAAATGTAGCTTCTTTTGGGTCTAAGAAATTAAAGTTACTTATAAGTGCCTTGTTAGTATCAAACTTTACATCAGGTATGTTACCAATTGATCTTAATATCGATGATTTACCCGAACCGCTGCTTCCAAGTATTATTCCAATGTTCCAATCAGACTCATTCATTTCTGATAAATCAAAAATGATTTCGGTTGATGTTTTATCAGAGTCTTGTATATCAAACGTTGAATAAACATATTCTGTATATTCGTCATTGATTATTTCATGCTCAAGATTTATCTTACTCATTCTGCACCAAATTTATCAACACACAATTCATATTCTTCCACAGATATTTCCCTAAGTTCATAGTTTCCAAGACATCCTCTAAAACCTCTTAAGTCGTTACAAATTTTGTCAAATTCTATTTCTTCGGATTTACTAAAATCATCAGTCATAAAAGTGTCCTCAATAAAATTTTCTTCATCTAAACCATGTCTTTTACAATATATAAAACTAGCCTCAATAATCATTAAGTTTTTATGAGTCTTTTTTAATATCCTTGGTGTGATTTTTAATACATCAGTTTCCATAATGTTAATCTATTTGTAAGTTTAAGTCATTGCCTGTTAAAAGAGCACCGTTTGTTATAGCCAATTCATCGAAATATTTTTGCCAATCGTCTGTTTTGCCAATTTCAAAATCTTCAACATATGGTATTGGTTTACATACCATACCATCTTTAATTGATATTTTACCAAGTATTTCATTTTCTCCCAACAAAACGAATTTTTCCTTATTGAATTTAACGAACACACCCGACATATCACCATAAAAAACAATGTCTGATTTATTAAATTTATATGCCAATGCTGAAATTGATACAACCACACCGACATTACCCGCCAATGTTTCACCAATTATGTGATGATTTATTTCAGGTTGCCAAACTAGCACATTTTTCTTTGTAAGTTCCACGAATTCACATAGCTCAAGAACTTTCTTTAATTTATTTTCCATTTTATTATCCAAAAATATAAGTATTTACTAATGTCGATAACATTTTTAATATTCTTTGACGTTTAAGGTAAGATATTTGTGATTTGTTAATTACACACATGTCAACCTTGGATTCCTTAATTTTTATGTAAATATCAGTGCCTTTTATTGAAAATAGCATACCATCATCAGTACCACAGCTGAATAAAAATTCCTGATATTTATCTATATTTTTAAACTCAGTATTATCAGAAAGATATTTTACTCTTTCTATATATTGTGTAACATATTTAGAACTCATATTATTTTGTAATTCTTCCGCAGAATTCAAAAAATTAATTAATTTAGGTTTTAATAGTTCTAAATCGTTTAATTCTTTATTATTAACAGATAATATAACCATTTTACTATTTTCATCATAGCATGTTAAATGATAAGGTATATAATTAGTATTTTCACTTTTATCAATAATGAATGATATGTGGAATTTTTGGCTGTACATCATTATTCTACCATTTTCAATTTCAAAAAAAGGTAAAAACTGTTCAAATAATGATGTGCTAATGGATTGCAGTGCATCAATTATATCTTTCATATTTTAAATAATTAAAAATTTATGATAACTGTTATAGACTTAGACATATTAAATTCTACTGATGATGATTTAACAGACCTTCTATACGTTTATATCCAAGAGATATTAATGGTACTCAATACAGATAAAACTGAGGTGTTGGGGTGTCCGACTATGACAGTAAATTTAGAAGAATTAGTGTATGATATAAATCTTGATGAATCAGCTATACAAAAATTGATACTTGATAAATTGAGTCAATACACATCTTTATATGATAATTTTGATACTCAAATCAATGTAAAATTTGCAAAAGGAACTGAGAGGGATGTTTGTTTAATAGATTTCTCCATAAATTCAGAAGCCAATTTTTCTTTAATGATTAAATAAAATCATTAAAGAAAAATTGGAAATACTTGTTTATCCAAAATGAGTCAATTATATCATCTATTGGCTTGGCAACCTCATTAACGCTCTTACCCTTTTTATTTTTTAACGATGCAAACTTATCACAGTCATTAGTCATAAGTTTATGAAAGCCACAAGCCGTCAAATTTTCATCTTTCAACGCAATAAAAGATATAAGTAATTGGTACTTGTCAAAATTACCACCACCCGCAAATTTTTTAACTTGTGGTGCTGTTACCAAAAACAGATCATCCATTTCAAAAAATGTGGTTTTTAAAAGGTTTGACTTTAATTCCATTGTGTTTTCAATAATTTGTATGAAAGTATCAGAAGCAGAACCATATGAATAATTCTCAAAAACTAATATATTCCTGTTTTCATTGGAAACATGCATGCATATAAAATCAGATAATTGCCTGTTATATGATATACAATTATTTATATGGTCTTTTTCCCAACCCGACAATCCATTTACTCGTGATTTTACCGCTTTGATTGGTGGTCTGTGATATTTTTGAACGATTACATAATTCGTTATACTTTCAGCTATACTTTCAGTTTTTTTATCCTTATATATATTTACAAATGATAAAAATTTATGTGATTTGGTGTCACAATTATATATTGTGACACCCGTTGAATTAAGTGAATAATCTACACTTACTATTTCTGTTTCAACCATTATTTCTGATAACTTTTAGTAAATGTTATATCAAATGAAAATAAATCCTCAACACTTCTTTGAGCAATGTCTATACCTATCTTTTTAGAATAAGTAACATTTCCTATGCTTCCAATGCCACCAATGTTACCTGAACCATCGTTACCCGCACCGAAAAAATCAGTCATACGTGTTTGAAACAATATAGGTATTTTGATCAATGAATTATTCAATGTTAGTCCTTTATTATACATCTGAGAGCCAACATATAATGAACGGTTTAGTTGTGGGAATATTTTAAGATATGCACCACAAGTATCAGAGCCAATTAAATACTTATCCCATTCAGCAAACCCGTTTTTTTGTGGAAGTTCAACTATTTGTGTCAAAGCCGCATTATCGGAAAAATCAGATTTTTGACTAAATTGTTTTTGTTTATAATAGTTGGTTTCACCAAATTTTTTTGATGCCAATATTGTTTGATAGAACATTGGATAAATGAAATTACCATTGTATTTGAGATATCTAGGAATAAAATCACCTAATGTTTGATTACTATAGATGTTATCACCGTTGCTATCAATGGCTGTTCTTAAATTTTTGTAATTAGTTGGCTGTACTTGTATATCAGCATTGCCACCCAAAGCGGGATGTAATTTGTGTACAGCGAAAGATGTATTGTTACCGCCACCATTAGGGCTGAACAAAGCGTCAACATCCCATGAACCATTCCATATAAAATCCTCAGCACCCGCACCACCTGATAATTTCAAGAAATTGTATTCATCGGCTGTGTAAAGTGGTTCGGATAATGAAAAATCCATATACCTCTGATAGAGTAATTGACCATATGCTTGCATACTTGCATATTCGGGAAGCTCTAAATTAGGGTTTGAATTTTTGAAAGCAATGTAGTCATTATCAGTTTCTTTATAGTAGCTATAGCCGATAGGTGATAAGAAATATTTTCTGTATTGGTTATATTCAGAGGCATTTCTTATGTACCCATTATAATCGACTGTTGGTAGAAATTTATTGTAATATCCAGGAACGAAGCTCAATATATTTGAATCGTAATTGGTTTTATTCCTTATAACAAGATAATAAGTGTCATTTATTATCTTTCCTTTTCTGTCTGTCAATTGTTCAACCTGATCTCTGTAATAAGGTGCTTGTATTTGTACAGATGACTCGTTTTCTATGGTTGTAATTAAATTACCATTAGAATCTTCAATATAAATATCAATATCACCTATCTGAGTTAAATAGTTTGCCTTAATGCTTGAAATATCCTCTTTCATGGATGCAACTACCTGTTCAACTGACATTTTTTTATTTTCAGGTGTGAAGTAATTCATTGAAATATTTTCGGCAGCATGATTGAATTTTTGGTCTGCAGAACTTGATGAATCCTTTAAATGTTCATACAGCCCGATAGATTGTAATTCTTGAAATAATGTAGATAAAAAATTGTCAGATGATAATTCTTGTATTATTGATTGATTGTTTTTTACCAAATCGGATGGAAACTCAACAATTACGGATTCAGCCCAATCTGATACTATTGCATATATTGGATATCCCACCTCTGAAATAGACCGTACTCTGATTTCAACAGTTTCATTTTCTGTTATAGGAATCATTACCTCATTTATGGACATTTCATCGGCATTTGATTCAACCACATTTTTCCATTCAGATTTACCCGTATCTTTATTGAAGACTTTAAATCTCTGAGGTAAATCTAACAGTTTATTCCAATCTGTTGAGGTTGCACTAACCTTATTGCCGTTTTTATCAATATAAGATGTTGGTTGGGCATTGGTAGATGTTTTGTTAACTGTCAGGTATCTGTATTCACATTCAAATTTTATAATACCTTGAGCACCTATTTTATTGACTTCATCAGTATAAACATCACTTGGTATATCAAAAAATCCTCTTATGGCATACTTTGGTGAAAAAGTTCCGTTTGTGTTTATTGTAGCAAGCAAATCACTAACAATGGACTGATAATTTGCCGTTAAATTTTTACGTTTTGTATAAGCATCATCAATTTGGCTTTCAATTTTTGATCTTGAAATATCATAAGTTTCAACAAACAATTTACCTTTTAAATTGGTAATGGAAACATCAACAGATGCAATTTCAGTTTTAATTTTTTCTTTCTCAGCATATTTTTCTTTGATCTGAGATTCCAATTGTTCCTGTTTATGTTTGTTTATTACACCAACAGTAAAATTAGAAACTAATAATGATGGGGTATTTGGTGCAATATAATCATCTAAACTAGTATGATTTACGGCAGCTAGGTATTTGATTCCGTTTCTGATATCAGAAATGTTGGCGTTAAAATAATCTGAAAAAGAAACTTTATCTTTGATTAACGTATTTGTTACTATGAACTTTGATTCACCCCAATTTGACGAAACTAATGATTCATTGGTTACAATTTTTATAAATGGTGCAAACATTTCATTTATATCAATAGGAATTTTTGCCTTTATATCTTCATCATACAATCCAAGAATTGATAATGTACCGACACCTATTTTAACAGCATCAAGACCCTCAATTCTTTGTACAGATATTTCAAATGTATCATAATCTATAAATGCTATTTTATATATTGTGGATTTATTTCCGCTACTATCATTTACAACAACCTGATCACCTATTTTCAAAGATTGTTTTATACCTGTGTTGTTTTCTACGTATGATGTTGAATCAATTTTGTACAACATAGTACCAACAACAAGTGCCTGATTGTCAGATATTATTGATTTCCTATAAGACACAACATCAAAGTTGCCCGAATATTTAAGCATTTTAGGTGTTACATCAACATTGTAGTCTACCTCTTTATAATAAATGGCTTGTCCATCAAGTACGGACTTTAAATCATTATACTTATAAATATTGTTTTTAATATAATTGCTGAAATACGTTAGTTTGGTTTCATTGGTTTCAGTTATAACAATCTTTCTTACTACAGCCGACTTTACATTTTTATCAAAATATGGCTTAAGACTTATGGGTATAAATGCTTTAGGTGTTACCAAATTTTGGTAAACATCATATTGTTCAACATCAAAAGCATTTATTACGGTTGCTGCATTTATTACGACTGTCTTGGGTTCTTTAGGTGTATTTTGTGCAAGTATTATCCTTCTTGTACCATCAGGTAAAATTATGGATGATTCTAAAATACCTATACCCGATAAATTATCGAAGTTTTTTTCTACTCTAGCAACAGCCGATAAAAGGTATGCCATGGATGGTATCTCATATATGCTTTCCGTTGAATCCTCGTTTGTATATGTCAATATAACCTTCTCATTTGATGTAAATAGCATTTCAGCATAAACTTTAATGAGATTTAGTCCATTTGCATCACGTCTTATCAGTTCTTGAAGGTACTTATCCATACCGCCTTTAGTGAGATTTTTAGCCATAACTATTTTATTATATTATATTTTGATTATTTAAATCTAGCCTAATTATAATAATGTATAATAATGATTTACTTAAAAATATTAAAAAATGAATAACCTTGTAGATATATCGATTCTTTTGAAAGGATTCTGTAACATGTACGGCTCTGATGTAACATACCTTACGCAAAGAAGTGAAAGAGAGGAAATAATCGATAAAGCTTATATTACTCTTAATTCTATCTTAAGACGATATCAATCAGTAAGTAGATTGATATTTTGTATAGATGATGTTTTTACCAAAAGTTTCAGATATGGTTTGCCTTATGGTGACTTATATAAGTCAAAAAGATACACAACACCGCCACGTTACAACCCCGAAGGCTACAAGGAAATGGTGCTGGAACTACGGCATAAATTAAATATGGCGAATATAAGTAATATAGCCGTTTCAAATATGGAGGCTGATGATCTTGTTTATTGTTTAAGCAACCTACTTTATCAGTCAGGTGAATCCGTTATGATTATATCAGCAGATAAAGATTTAAAACAGCTTGTAAAGTACAACAATGATGCTTTTATAGCAATGTATAATTATCAAAAAGCGGATTCCGCATTTCATTTTATTTCACATGATTTTAAGATTGCTAATGAATCATCCATGGAATCATTTTTCAATAATTCACCGTCATCTATGAATAAGAATATTATTCTTGAAAGACATGAAAAAATAGTAGCTGAGGAAATACTGTTTATAAAAATTGTATCAGGTGATACATCAGATTGTATTCCAAGTCCTTTTAGATATCCAAAAGGAAGCCAAACTGTTAACTATACCGAAAAACGTGCACAAGACTTATATGATGATAAATATTCTGAGGCATTTTTATTAGGTGGTGATATTGAAACAATTTTTGGTGATAAACAAATTTTAGGAGAATTAGCCAAGAATATACTTGAAAGCGTAAAACAAGAAGTTACACAAGAGAAAATATTAGAGCTTGTCAAAAATCTAAGAATTAACAAGAAATATATTCGTTTGCATTACAGTGAATATCCTAATAATCTCTATGATATAATGGAAAAAGAATGTATTTCAGAACTCAATAAAGAAAAATCTACAATATTACAATAATTATGGCTCAAAATTTAAAGGATTTTACAGATAACTTATTCAACAAGGATTATTACAAAAATGTTACAGACGTTGATAAGAGGTCTAATTTCTTTATGGTATCAAGGCAAATGTCTTGTAAATATCCTGTTGAAGCATGTAAGTTATCATCTATACATGTTCACAAAGAAAGTGTAATGGATTATTGGCATGAACTTATGATGAAAGAGTGTGGTGGTAGAAAACCATCTTGGTTATGGGTTTATCCAAATGCAGGTATCGACAACAATAAACTAGACAAAAAGCTTGTTGACAAATACAAAAAAATAGATAAGGACATTATAATTGCTTATTGTCAGAAACATGAAATTGGTAATATTGAATTGGAACTTTTGAAAATAAATGATTTTGAAAATCTTATTGATAACATTTCAAGATCAGCATTATAAAATACAATACACAATATTAAAAAATAGAATATTATGAAAAAATTAGCAGAAAGATTAAGGGAAACCGCTGAATTAATAGCAGCTGAATTGGATAATAAACAAAAATTGACTACTTTAAGCAAAGAAAGATTAGAACAGCAGAGAATTGATTTAATAATCCAAAAAACATATGATTATTTTAAAAATAATTGGCTTGAAAAAGCTGAAGAAGCAGCTTTGAATGGCGAAACTAATTTTTATGTCATATTAAATAGTAGAGGAAGAAATGAGTCAATTGAAGAATACGACATGACATCCGATTGTTACAATGTGACGGGAGTATATCTTAGTGAATTGTATGATATAATAATGAATAAGAAAGGAAAGGATTACTTTGAAACATTATGTAAAGAAATTGAATCACAAGGTTTTACAGATGTACAAATAAAATGTAAGAGTTGGAACGGTACTACATTTTCATGTGAAAGTTACACAGCATATATCATACATTTAAGTGCTAAATTTTAAGTTAATCATAATATTAGAAAATAAAATATTATGGATACGATTTTTGAACTTATCAAACCCAATCCAATACCTGAATTTATTATTTGTGCTGCAAATTATTATTATGATGGTAATAAACATAATCATATGCCCAAAAATATTGAGGTAGGTTTTGTGATTTGTGGGAGAAGGCATCATAACTGCATTGCAACATTTGCTCAGTTTATGGGATTTTTTGAAGACAACAAATATAAAGGTGAGGCTATAAAAACTCGTAAAACAGAGGTACAAGGATTCCTTACAAGCACTGATAGATTTGTTGACCGTAAAGAGGCTTATAAAATAGCATTTGAAGCAAACCAAATTATCGGTCCAAACAAAGGATGCCCTGAAAATTCAATAGGTCTGACTAGCGAGGACTTGTACTAATTTAAAACTTATAAATTATGGAAAAAGATAATATCAAATTTATTGATGGTAAACCATACTTGATAACCAAGGCATCCGTATTACCTACAACCGAGGACAACAAAGATAGATTACAAATTTACCGTAATTCAGAAAATAAAAAATTTGTCATAGGATTTATGAATGCAAGAAGTACGAAAGATGCACCGCACAGCGTTTATATTACATCCAATGAAAAAATATGTGGTGGTGATAAAGTGCTGCTACACAACAATTGGGTTGTTGAAGCTGTAGATTTCATAGGTAATATAGGATATAAAGTTTCAAATCGTACTGCTTTTCTAACATTCCAACAAAATGATAGAAAGATTATTACAATTAAGCCATCGCTTGAATTTATCAAAAAATTAATCTTCTCAGAAATAGAACCATTAAATATTGATGTACTTACAGAACTTACAGGTGGAGGTAAAGAGGAGGTTTTGCTTCCAACTTGGGATGATGATATAAAAGTAACTTATAACGATATACCATATAAATTGAAGCAAGTTTCAGGTGGCTTCCATGTTATTCATACGTTAAAAAACAATTGGAATAAAAATGAATTATATGAATTATTTGAAAAAGCCAAGCATGATACGTTACGTATGGATGGATTGTATGATAAGCTTCCTAATGGATGGGTTGAAAACATACTTTATCAGATAGACAAATAAAACTATGGATATAGACAAAACACAAATAATTAATGTTGCGGGCAGACATTTTACTTTGGCAAAGGTTATAATGCTAGATAGTAATCATGAACCAACTTTAAAAGGTGGTGAACTATGGGTTAATTATGATAGCAAATTGAAGCTTTCAAGACCTAATTCTATATGTCCTATACAATCTTTCAAACATCTTTACATTTATATTAAATGTAAAATAAAAGAAGGTGATTGGTGCTATGATTCCGAATTTAATATAATATTTCAAAAAAATAAGTTTGCTTATAAATTCAATGATAAGTATCAATTTAAAATAATTGCCACAACCGATGATATATTAACCGTTACTACTGTTAATATATGGAATAATGGCGAGAAATCAGCATTACCTCAATCAGCATTACCTCAACCATCAGGGCTATTTATTAAACAATATATTGAATCGTATGGTACAGGTGCTACAATCACTGACGTTTTGGTAGAATGTGAAACTCAATATCCAAGTTATAAAGATTCATTACATGAAACTAATGGTATAGAGGTTATTAAGGTAAATCCTAGCAACAAGGTAAATCCTAGCAATATAATTAATATAATAGTACAGAAAGATCATTATACTAAATCTGAACTAATAGATTTTGTCATGTGGTATTCAGGAATGGATAAAGACAAAGTTATAAGGCAAATTAATAGATATGAATCTGGATTAAGGTAATATTAAATTATGGAAGAAGATAATGTATACTTAGGTGATGGGGTTTATGCCTCATTTGATGGGTTTCAAATTTGGTTGGCTGTTGGTGACCACACGAATAATATAGTAGCATTAGAACCTGCAGTTATGAAAGAGCTAATTAAATATAAAGAATCTATTGATAAAAAGCTTGAAGATAAATACAAAAATGATACTATGAACTTAATTGATAAATCTGAACTAATATAATTAAAACTATGGACAAAAAACAATTCTTGGGGGTAAATTTGTTATCTGATCTGAAATTCATTGATACTTTTAGAAATACGGTTCATTTGTTAACAGGTGTACAAACCGATATTAACAGTTCAATTTATTGTGGTGGTATCTATTCACACGGTGTATATATGTCGTGGGAAAATTGCACCCCAATTTTGCACCATATTTCTGATTTGTATAAATCAATTACGCATAACGGTGAAACGTTTATACCAATAGTTGAACTTGCAAGGTTAGCATATTCTAAATTAAATTGGAATTGTGGAATTGAGGAAGATATTAATGGTATAAAGTGTTTTTTGTACTCAAAAAGCGGCAAAAAGGAATATAGATTTCTTTATTGTGAAAGTGAGCAGTCATTTTCTACTGTTTCTATTCCACAGAATGAAACCAAATACGTTCCGTATCAGTTACAGCTATTTCAAAAATTAATAAGTTGGCATTTTAATTTAATGTATGAATCAGAACCTTTTATTGATGTTAATTCACTTCCCGAAAATCCTTACAAATAATTAAAATTATGAAGATAGATAAAAGTCAAGTTATTGCAATGGATGGTAAATATTACGTTAAGTCTAATATAATATTAGCTAGTTCTACATCTTTACAGAGGGGTGATATAGTAATTGAGAACGGAAAATTGAGAATTGCTGAATCTTTATCAAAAGATTTACTAAACACAAAAGCTAAACCACATCATCTTTACTTCATTGTTGATGAATTAATTGAAGAGGGTACTGATTGTTGGGCACTCAATCCAAACACGAAATACTTGAAAGAACACTTGAAATATTATACTACTGATTCTAAAGGTATAAAGTATGCTAATGGTTATAGATTGGCTGATTGGAAGAAAATTATTGCATCTACCAACGAACTATTGGATTGGGATACTATTTCTACCAAGAGCCTATTACCAAGACCATCTGAACAATTTATAAGACGATTTATAAAGTCATGTAATATCATAGGTGTTGCTAACATAGATTCATCAAATTATGTAAATGCTTTAGTTGAATGTACTTTTGAATTATCAAATAATGAAAATGAAGCAGGTAATTTAATTCCTGAGTTTTACCTAAAACTTGATGCCAACGGGTATATTATTGTAAAGATACAATTGGACACGCAAGAGCAAACATATAAGCCAAATATTGATATAATCAAAATGGCTATTTCTAAAGGTTGTGAATGTAGCAATAATGGTAGATATTTGCAAGATATTCAGGCATGGTTAAGGGATGAACATGATATACATGTTCAACCTATTATTCATTCATGGTCTAACAGAACTTACCAATTTAGAATTCACAGTGATTTGATCTATGTTAATTCTATGAATTATAAGAATACGCCAATAATCGGTACACATGATTACGCTTTAGAAATGGGGCTTATTATTGCCATGGAAAGTGTTCCTACATTATAAAATTATAAACATTAAAAATTATTCTATTATGAAAAAATTAGTCTTTTTACTTTTTATTATTTGCATCTCTTTTTCCTCGTGTTCAGACAACGGATTGTATCGGGTTCAGCAGAAAATAAATACCCCGCATTACAAACACATGTAGTAAATTAAACACGTGTAGAATGGATTGGGCAACTGCAAGTACCACGAATAATCAGTATAGTGATTTAATATGATAGGGTATTGTGCAAGTATTAGGTATCCAATACACGTGTTTAAAAACAGACTTTATTAACTAAATTATTAACAATTGAAACAATTTAAACAAAATGAAATTAATTAAGCCATCTTTTGAAATTATTGGTCAACAGTCGGGTGAAATTGGAATGCTAAAGCACATAGAAACCTGTGGTAGAGTTGCTTGGAAATCAGAGGATAAAATTACCGATGATTCCCATATCAAGTTTCTTGAAATGCTTAAGGGTGTTAATCATGGTTCTGTACTAGAGCACGGTACTATTTATCTCACGGTTAAATGGTACTCATTACTTATTATTTTATTTTTCTTCCTTAACAAATATTCCAAGGTGAAAAATTGGAAATATATTACAACTAATTACAGGGTAATAACTGACAATAATAAAGTTAATACCATGAAGAAATACATGAGTAAACCTACAAAATTTCATGAAAAGAGATATACAGTAAGATTTATTTGTGATAGGGGTGTTTCACATGAATTTGTAAGGCATCGGGTATTCTCGTTTACTCAGGAGTCTACACGTTTTTGTAATTACATCAAAGAAAAATTTGGTAATTGTATAACTTTTATTTATCCTGTTTGGTTACAAGGTAAAGAAGAAATTGTACAGGGTTTGGTCGATATGGCAAATATAAACAATAAAGATGTTTATGAACTTGGTCATGATGAATCCATGCCTTTAGAAAAAAGAGGACTTTGTAGTTTCGTTTATGATATGTCAAATTCCGAACACGGATATAATTTTCAGATTGCTGCAGGATGGAAACCACAACAGGCACGTGCCGTACTTCCAAACTCTCTGAAAACTGAACTTATTATGACAGGTTTCATGACAGATTGGAGGCACTTCTTTAAATTAAGATGTGCACCCGCAGCCCATCCACAGGCTAGAGAACTTGCTATACCTTTGCTTGGTAGATTCCAATGTTACACAAATAGCTTTAATAATATAACATTAGATTAAATAAGTAATAAATGGAAAGGGGTGCTACTAGATTAGTATTAAAAATTGGGGAATTTGTTATCAAATTCCCCAATTTCACATATAGCCATCTAAATTTTCTAAATGGCTGCCATGCCAATTGGTCTGAAAGAAATTTTTGTAAAGTGTTCAAGAATTATGATAATGGTAGACTGTATAATAAAGTTGCACCATCATTATTTTGCTCAATTTTTGGACTAATTCAGGTTCAAAAATATTGCAAACCTCTTGGTAGAGAATTGACTGATAATGAAGTTGAATATTTTAAAAATGTACAGGACTTTGATTTAAAATCGACAAATTTTGGAATATACAAAGGTAGAGTTGTGTGTTTGGATTATCCATGAAAGTATAAATAATTTTAAACAACACAGATTTTAAACAAAGCCTGACAGTATTATTTACAATTGTCAGGTTTTTTTGTATTTTGTAAATAATAAAAATTTGAAAATGGGTGATTTAAATGCTTTATCGATATTTAATAAAAATGGTAATAAATTAGAACTTTCCTATAATAAGGAATATGATATATTACAAGGTATAATGTATCTACCTGAGGTTTCAACCGATTTGATTGAGAATGAAACCTTATTCATACTTGAGGAAACAGGTGGTGAATTTATACAGCCTAAATCATTCGGTGATTTAACCGTTAGTTTGATGAATTCCATGGATTATCAAATTTTTACAGTTGGAAACCCACATGATGAATTCCCCAAGGTAGAATTTATAGATAAGAAAGTTTTTAATGTGGAAATTCTACCACCACAATCTATTAAAAAAATAACAAATGGTAGGTTGTACAATTGGTATGCTATAACAAACACTAGAAAGCTTGCACCTACAGGATGGCGTGTTCCATCAAGATCAGATTGGGAAACTTTGGTAACATTCCTAGCAGAAAATGGATATAATTATGATGGTAGTATTACAACAAGTTTTAGTAATAATAAAGTGGCAAAAGCTTTAGCATCTAAAGAGGGTTGGAACATATTACCTAGTACGTATGTTGGTTCTGCAGGTTATAATTCATCCCTGAATAATTCATCAGGGATGAATCTCTATCCATCAGGTGTTCAGGTGGTTTCGGGTTCACAGACAGCATCAAATGCAATGGGTAGAGTGTGTGGCTTATCATTTACTGATATGGGTGCATATGGAGCTGTAATTAGTAATGGTAATTCCTTTTCATTTAGTACGCCAACAGGTAAACATGATGGTATGTCTTGTAGATTGATTAAAGAGGATGGTGTATTTGTAGAAAGTGTAATTATTGATGGTGATGTATATCATTGTGTAAAGCATGGAAATCAAGTCTGGTTGCAAGAAAATTTGGCTGTTGAACATTATAGTGATGGTACGCAAATTGGCTCAGACTTTATAGGTACTAATGGTGCTGTAACAGCTTATAATGGGGATGAAAACAATGTTTATATTATTACAACAGTTGAAGGTAGCGGAAACATACGTAAGCCATTTAGAGTAGATTTTGCCGTTAAATCATCTACAGAAAAAACAGTTATAGACAAATTGCTTGTCTATAGTGCTTTAATTGGGAGGATAATAGCTGAAATCTCAGTATATATAGAGGTAGTTGGTGAGGATGAAAGGTTAACGGCAAAGCTTGCTGATTTCGGGGAATATATCACAGCAAATGAGGAATATATATTCCGTAACAGTGACATCAAAGAGGAACTTACTAATCATATATTACTTAATGAAAAGAAAAAGGAATTTATTCTTGAAATGCACAATATCAAGCCTTACTTTTCAGCTTATAAAGGTCTTATAAACATACTTAACCTATTTGATTACCCCGATTTAACACTTAAGGAATATTGGGTTGATATAAAGACGGGAAAATATATAGCAGAAGATATTAAACTATATGAACAGGGAAGACTTGACGAAACTATACGTTATAATAGCCAACTTAAAAAGACCTCATTTTTCGGGTTGTACTATCCAATAAATCATACTAATGGTGAATATACACAAGATGGTTTGCCCGAAACAGTGGATAGTTTCATGTTTTCAAACGAGGAAATTATAATAAAATTGTTTGGTCTTAAGAATTGGATTAAAGACCGTGAAATCGGTGGTATTTCATCTATTATAGACATTATTGGTGAGATAACTTACTTTAACAAATATGACATAAATTTTTGGTATGATGATTGGAACTTAATTTCTGAATCCATCTCACAGGATAATATTCGCTTTTCAATAAATGGGGTAGAGGATAATAACATAATAAACGTTCTACTTTCCGATTTATCAGGTTTTACATTTGATACACCTATTAGCAAAGTAGGTGCTGTTATAAATGTTAAAAATTTAACCTTTGGTGTACAGATTCAGGATGTTGACGTTACATTTGAGCAATTAAAAACAGAAAACGCCACATATTCAATATTTTTCAATAATGTAGATAAATTCAAGTATTATCAAATAGAATGGTCAGCCGTTTCTGTTAAAACAGGTTTATTAGTTGATTCCAAGATTGGTAAACTTGATGATTTACTAGAAACTACACTTACTTTACCAAATAGTGGACTTTTTAACATACAAATGAAACTGTATAAGTTTAATAATGAAATGGCTGTATTAACCAAACATTCAATAATTAATGTTTCACCAAAATCCATCTCATTGACCGCCTTTGTTAATACAAGTGAAATTATAAATCAAACACCTGAATACATAGCACTTTTTGATACTTATGCACCTAAAACATTAAAGGATTTTAGAAAGATAAAATTTGTTGATGATGATTTCATGGCTTATGCAAATCATAAGTTTATGTTCTTTGATAACATACAATTCAATGATATAATCTCTCAGACATTCCAAACATATGGTCAAAATTTCAACCCTGATAAAGATTTGTTACCATTTGCTAAGGGAATGACTAAAATATTCACTGATAATGTAGCCATTCACGTTTCGGATACCATATTTTTCAACTTGAAGAGGTCACAATTTGTTGGTAAATCAAATGCAAATTGGAAATTACTAGATGAAAATGGAACAGTTATTGTTGAGCTTGATAATTATTTATTTTTCTGTTATACATTTTTCAAATCGGGAAAATATTCCTTACAGGTTACATTGTATAATAATAAAGGTGATAACAAGACAGAACTTTTCTCAAATTATATAACTGTTCATAAATATAAAATAGACTATTAATACGGTAAAGCACATGAAAAAGTTAAGAATATATTCAC